TACTGTAATTTAAATTAATATTAGTTGGTAAATTTTTATATTTTGGTTTATAATTTATATGATTAACATAAGCATCAACATCACCCGTAGTTGTTAAATAATAAAACGATTGAGCACTTAATAATACAGCGGATGTTACAAATTCAAAACTGTTATCATTAATTTTTTTAGCACTAATCGGTCTTAAATATAAAGAATAAGGATATAATATATAAGAGTGAAATTCTGTAAAACCTTCTGGATTATCTAAATCAATTTGAAAATAATTAAATGCAGGTCCCGCATCTATCAATCTTAATGCAGATGGAGAAAACGTGAAAAAAGTATTATTAAAAACTGACATTTGATAATAATCTTCTTCTAATTGATTATTTTCTAAAGGATTGTTTTTTGGACCTAATGCAGTGGTAGTATTTTTGTAACTAAAAACATTTGTTAATAATCTAGGATCAACACTTTTAATTGGTGTGTTAAAATATTTAAAATTATTTTGGAAAATGACATAGCCCAAATTTGGGCTGATAACATCATAATTTGGAACAATTTGATATGTTTCATTAGGCCAATTGCCTGTATGGGTTATGCTAAATGAATCTGCCATGTTTATCTTATATATTTAGATTAAAAAACCTAGTTTCAAGCAGACTCTAATAATTTTAATCCTTTGTATAATTCATAAGCAAACGAGGTTTCCATAGCTTTTTCATCCCCAAACCAAAATTCACTAGAAGAATTATAATATTGTAAAGTTGTATTTGGATTATCCCAATCAATAACACCTTCAACTTGTTCATTAGATGTCGTTGGAATATATTCATAAAATTCGTAATAAAGGTTCCAATCATCACCTAATTTTAGGAAATCAGCTAATATGTTAATATCATAAAAAGAATTTCCAGCAATGTTTCCAGTTTGTATGAGATTATATTTTTGAAGAGATTTTATTTTTAATAAAACTGGTTTTCCAGCATAAATTGAATCGTTAATATCAATTTTATTTCCTCTATTTAAAATTCCATAGTTTCCGCCATCGGAAAAATTATAAGCACTTTTATCTTTATCCCCCCAAAGAATTGATTTATTAATACTAAAAATATCCATCATTCTTTTAATAAAAAATGGATAATTTAAACGAAAATCATCAGAATCCAAATCAACCGATGCTGCCAAGTTATATAATGCATTTATATCACACTCATCAATGTCTGCTTGGTTTTTGATAAAGTTAGCTACTTTTTCATAAGAAAGTACACCCAAATCATCGTGTAAATCTTTTCCAAAAATTGCTTTTAAAAATTTATTATACAAAAATTGACTATTTTTTAAACTTTCAACAAATGTTACGGATTTCATTTGTTCAGTAAAATCATGATTTTCGTTTCTTTTAAAGATTTCATATGGATTTTTATCATAAAAATCTAAATGTCTAGAAACCCCAGAGATTGTTTTATTTAAAGTTGATATATTTCGATATTTGTTTGACCACTTCCAACTTGTCCAATCTCCTGTTGCCATTATTGAATTTACCCAAGGATGATATTCTACTTTTGTAGGAGGACTAATACTAACAATTGGTTGTAAAATTTGTGTAATGTCTCTTATTGTTATTTCGTTTTTATCATCAGGATAAAAATTAAATCCTTTGGGGTTTACATAAAAAGTATCTTCAATATTTTTATTGATAGTATTAAAAACAACAACTTTGTTTTCAAAAGAATTTAAAATATAAAGATATTTGTTTCCATTAAAAGCTATTCCTTTTAATGCAGTTTCATCTATGTTTCCTATAACTTCAAATGTTATAGCATTTTGTCCTTTTATTGTAGAAAGTGTTTCTAGATGTTGTGTGGGTTGCAATCCTAGTTCTAACTGCGTTCCCCAAATATATAATCCATTCAAACTAAATGCTGACAATGCACTAGCAGCAGCAGGATCAAATAAACCAACATCAAAACCAGAAAATGCTGTATTGCTCAATGGGCTAAATTCGCTTGATAATTTATTGTTATATACTGCACATAAAAATGGTGCAAATGAACTTGAAGTTCCGATATAATTGCTTGAAACACCATTATGAAGATTGATAGTAAATACGTTTTGTAGTTCTGTAGTTGTTCCTGTAATGTAACAACGATACCAATTACCCGAAAGATCAATCCCCGCAGTTCCTGATAAACTTGTTAAAGATGGAGATCCCGCAGATGGAACGTAGAAAATAGTTCTGGCGTAATTTGAACTGTTAGGACTTGATAAACTTAATTGTATATATTGGCGTGTGTCGGGTTTGACATATACGGATGCAGTTTGTTGGCCAGAGATTTGAGCACCTGTACTATTAAAAATAAAATACTGAGAAAGATTATTTTTATCTTCTAAAATATATTCGGCTGTTGGTGTGTTGTTGGGGGCTATTCCCGCATTTTCTAAAGCTAATACATTATTTTTACTCCAATAGTTACTTGATAGTGTGTTACTCCAAAGCAAGTAATTGGTGGATGATGTTTGAAATATAAAATTTTTAGTATCAATCCAATCAGGAATATTTGCATAAATTCCTTCCATTGGTATCTTGTAAGAAGATACAACATTGTTAATAATTGATCCAATATATTGATAACTATGTGTAAACCAGATATTTTGATGATTATCTAAAGTTAGATGGTTTATGGATTTAAATGGACCAAACGTATTTAATAGAACACCATTTGTGTTTCTTTTTTCCAAATAACTTTTTTCTCTATAAACTTGGTTAGTGAGAGCAATCCAAACGTTATTTTGGTTATCACATAAAATTTCTGTAGGTGATGAATAAATTGGATAATTTATAGATGATAAAACAACACCATTAGAACAAACTTTAGAAACAAAACTGTTAAATGGATCAGAGTAAGATACCCAAACATTATTTTCTTTATCTGTATCAATACCAGTTGGTTTTGTGTGATTTTGTAAAAAGCTAGTTGATGATAATTTAATATTTTGACTGTCTATAAAATATTCTTTTGCTAAATTAGAAATGTATTTTGTTGCCGAACTCCCAAGTTCAAATTTTGCACCCCAAACATGTAAACCGCTCCCTATTGTTCCTGTATAGCTGCTTACACTATTATGTGGATATATTCTAATTCCGATTCCACCATTATTTGTTGGTTTTATTGTTACTGTGCAAAGCCACCAACCATCACCAACGTTTGTTATTGACCTAGAAATTAATTCACCTCCAATAGTAGTTCCGGTTAGTGTGCCATTTGAAAAATTAAAGGTGTTAGATTTTGCAGAGGTCAATGCATCAACCGTTGTTGTCGTATCAATATAAACGAGCATTGAATTTTTTTCGCCAGATTTACCATAAACAGAAAACGTATATTCTGTATTCGCTAACAATCCATTTGAAATTTCATATCTAATATAACGACCCACTGATGTTGTTGATGTCTCATATATTTTAGAAGAAGTGTAAGAATTTTCAGGAGATAATATTGAATTTGAAGAAACTTCAATATGTAAAGAGCTTGAAAGCGACCATTTTTTAAAATTTTCTGAATAATCAGCACTTAACCAATCTGCTATCGTTGTTGTGGAAAATGGTGTATTAAAATTTATAAAACCAGAATCGTTGTTATTATTTGTTAAACTTAATAATTTTCCTTGTGGATCTAATTTTAGAGTAGATGTTGTATCGTGTAAAGTCACCCAAAGATTTTGTTCTCCGTCTAAAACACAAAAAGCAGGAGAAACAAATTTACTTGAAGCATTTCCTAAAATTGTTCTTAAATCTATAGAACATAATGTATTTCCATTTGAAGAAAATCTATACAGTTTATTCAAATCTGAATCAATAGCCCATGCATGGTAACATGGAAGAGGTAGTGCTGCTATACAATTAATTCCGTGACTGCCTGTAATTGCCATTGCGTCCGTTGTATAGTCAGGATCGAAAGAAATTGGTACTTCAAAACTTTTAACTATTGCTTTATTTTGATTTTTTGCTGCATTACTGTTGAAAAACAATTTACTAGTGTGTGGGTTTTTGATGTATTGAACCACGTTCATAGTACCTGCTGCTTGGTTTGGTATCCAAATTAAAGGATTAAAATAGTTACCAGAAAGTTCAGGAATATTAAAATTAATAGCTGCACTTAAGGTTTCGTTTAATGCAGTAGATTTTACTACCATCGTTCCTTTATAATATCCTGCTACTTTATATGTTGTATCATCCACATATTTAAATTCTAAAGGTTGTGGTGATATATATGAACTTAAATTTTGAAAACCAACGCTTAAAGGAATAGAACTAGTATTGTCAAAAGGAAGATATTCAGTAAAAAATGAATCAGGTTGCCACAATTTGACGCCATTTCCATCACTCAGTAAATCGGGATACTCCAAAGATTTAAAATTTGGATTTATAATCAATGGTATTTTTGAGTTCACCCAACGTGGGTTACTATGTTCTCTTATACCATTTTCTGTAATTCTTAACTGGTCTGGTGTTCTCCACAAAAAAATATAAGGTAATATTACTTGAGCTAAACTATTGCTATAACTTGGAATGTTTGGGCTTAAATTTTTAGGATCACCAAAAGATTTAGTAGCACTAGTTGCCAAAGTTGCAATGATAGATGTGTGTGGTTGTCCTTTTATTGCTAAGTCAAAATTATAGATATCATCTATAAAATAAAATTCGGCAGTCCCAGTTACTCCTGCAACAATTCCGTTTGGATTTATTTTTCCATTTTCATCGACTTTTATGACGGTATCTTCGGTAATAATTTGTGAAATTTGTTTTCCATTTTTGTCAACAAATCTCCATTGGGGTCTTAAAAATGTCCATTTGTTTGTTGGATCTTGTGGAGAATATGAGCGAGAAAAATTTGCGTATAAATCTATAACATGTGTATCTAAATCAGGTGAAGTTATGTTTATTTTAAAAGGATATCTATTTAAATGTCCTGCAAAAGTTGGAGGTGGAACATAATCAAAGTAAATTGAATTATTAAGATATAGATCAACATTTATATTTTTTGTATAAACATCATAAGAGCTTACCCCATAATAAGCATTTAAAGTTACTTCAAATGAACTGGGAGTAACAAAAACATGCGTTGGATTTTTTTCTCTAGATCGAACACCGTCACCAAAATCCCAAAGATATTTTGTATAGTTATATGCTGATAATCCATCAACATTAAAACTAAAATTAGTAATATCTACATATCCTTTATCTGGATATACTATAAAATTTTCTTCCTCCATATTTTATTAAAAATCAGCAACTTTAATTGTTCCTGTTGGTTCGTTTATTTTTATTCTTGAAGAAATGTTTTCAATATTGTTAAAAATTGGATATTGAAAAAATTCCAACTCTATATTTTGAGTATAAACTTGTGAATCAGCTAATGGATAATAGTAATTCCAAAGTAATAGTGAAACGCCTTCTGTGTATGCGTCTATGTCTGCCCTGTAAGTTTGAACTCTATCTACGCTTTCGATGTTGAGAATACTTGTAGACAACTGGTATATGTCAATTAATTCTCCAAGTTTATTAGTTTTTCTGTTAAAAGATTGTTTAATTAAATTTTCTATATCAGAAAGAATTGCTGAATTGGCTCTTCTACTGTTTGGAGTTTTGGTAATGACCAAATAATTTTCTGCCAAATCATTTGGACTAGGAGAAGTAAATGGACTGTTAACATAAAAATCTATATAAATATAAACGGGATCCATTGGTACAATTTCTGATGTCAAAGTTTTGCTATTTTGTAAACCATTGATAATAACTTCTTTTTGTGATGGTGCTAAATAATTTTGAAGTTCGCTTTTTGGAACAGTATAAACGTATAAATTATTAAAGTTGCAACTATCAGCAAATTTAATTTGATTTAACAAAATTTTATCATCTTTTTGTGGTTGATTTAAACCAATATTATACAAATATTTGATATGAGTTCTTAAATAATCTTCATTGTTTAAAACTTTAACATCAGCTAAAAGATTTGAATAATTGGTTTTAATATAAGTTTCATAATCTAAAGATGTTACTAATCTATATTGTGACCTGAAATTTTTTGCTGCATTTGAACGAATAGAATCAACAGATTCCTCATCCGTGTAAAAAGTTGATGGGTAGTCATTATCTAATGTTAGATACTGTAAATTTTCAGAAGTTAAAATTTCTCCTAAAATATTATTTTTAATGTCGTTATATATTTGTTCAAATCTTATTGAATTGTATTGAACAATTTTAGATTTTCCAATAGAATTAGGTCCAATGTTTGAAGATTCGGGATCAACGTTTAAAAAATAAACAGCAACCTCATCACCCTCTTTTAATTTTTTACCATTAATATCATCTCCAAATTTTATTTCATATCTTTTATTTTCATTAAATCTTATTTGATAAACATTTTCATTAGATCCGTATAAGAAAGTTTCAGGAACTCTTTCCCATTCTTGCCAACGACCATTACTTTTTTCTTTTACAAAAACATAAATGTTAAAATGATCAATATAAACAGACTCAAGAAAAGAAAGATACATGACTTCGTTTTCAATTCCGATGGCCGTATATGTAGGATACTCTTGAAACAATCCTTGATATAAAAGATATTTGTTAGAAACCTCATCAATTAAAACGTTACCAACAGTTGGTTTATAAATTTGAATATCACGATTAAAAGAAAAATTTGTTCCCCCAACACTTAAATAACTAAATCTTGGAATAACATAGTTTCCAACATTTAAATTTTCTCTTACTGTTAATTTGAAAGGAACGTTTTGTCCAATTCGACCTATGGGGTTATAATTTAAAATTTTTACTAGTCTGTTAATATTTTCATATATTTGAGTTTCAGAGTATAAGGTTTCAGAAGATGTTTTATTTAAATAGTAAAGTAAAGTACTAAAGCTAAAGCCAATTACATCCAAGAAAGCAGACATGTTTGAACCTTGATAGTTTTGATCGGTAAAGATTTGACTTTGATTCAATCTGTTAACTATCAAATCTCTTATGCTCGTTGCATCAAAACTGATGTATGAGTTATTATTGTTTAAATAATCGTTTGTCATTGTAATAATTATCTTATATTAAGATTTCTCCTCCTCTTTTGGCAATAATACTTAAAATACTTTCTTTTTGTATTTCCAAAAATCTATATCTAACATAAGTTTCATATTGATTATCATCTTGTTTTGGAACAATGGTAACTTTTGTTACTTCAATTCTGGGTTCGTATGTTTCTAAAGTATTTAAAATATCATCGGCAATTGCTCTGGCATATACCTCAGAAACTGGTTCGAAAAGATATTGTTCCAAGGAAGATCCAAACTCTGGATTCAAAAGCTTATCACCCTTTCTAATCGAAAAAATATTTCTTATAGAATTTTTGATAGCTTCTTCATCACTATCAACCAGTATATCATTGGAATTTGCTGGAGAAGTTCCCACGCCAATGCTTTTACTAAATTGAAGATCTAAATGCAAATCTGTATAGATTGATCCAACAACTTCCACTTTTTTAGACAACACTGTAGAAGGATTGTTTTGTTGTTTTGGTCTAATTAAATTGTTTAAATCTACTTTTGCCACGGCATAAATACTTATGTCCAAAATCTATTAAATCTTTTATGGTTTTGGGCTTATTTTGAAGTAAATATTATAAACCATGTCAAAGTTCAATAAATTTAATACTCTGTTAGAAACAGCTTTTTCTCATTATTCAAATGGAGGCTTTCGTGAAGGTTCTCCTATAAAAGTAAAAAAAGAATTTTTAAAAAGTCCTTATTGTCAACAACATTATGGAAGAGACACTGATTTTATCAATTGGTTAACGGATTTAATTGAAAGAGATTACTTCTTTTTTATCAAAAGAGTTGCTGGTAGAAGTTCGGAACAAAATATAAAAGATGCTAATAGTAATGAGGGAACGGGAGATGTTTACTTGGTTCTTAAAATGGACCCAAGAACAGTTTCAACACCTACAGAGTTGGCAGAGTTTACCGTGCCTGGCAACTGGGATTATGTAGAAGTTCTGAACTTTGGTGTAAACCTTCCTCCAGTTCAGGGAGTTCCAAACAAATACGAAAAACCAATTGGTGATCAAAAACCACAAGTTGTTCAAGTAAATGTAAGTCTGGGTAATCAACCTACAGACAATTCTCTTCCTACTAAAAATACTAAAATTTAATTAGTATAATTCTTCAACAATTACGTGTGAGTAATGTTGATTTCCGTTTACACCTGTGGCAAGTGGTGCTGTTCCACTAATATTATTAATAGCATTATCTCCATTTACAACATAAGTTGAATTGTATGGTGCTATATAAAATCTTATTGTGACACTAAAATCTGTTTGTAATTGTGGGTCGATTAAAAGTGTGTTGTTGTAAGAACCAATATCAAACGAATTAGCATTACTGGCACCACCATAATTCATAACACCTCCATCGTGACCACAGGATCCTAAACTAACATAGCTTATTCCATCATTATATGAAATTTGAGGTTCAATATAGCCCCCACCCCAATTGCCACCATCGTTTCTTCCTGGTATATGATAAAAAATTCGAACTAAAGATCCCGCTTTAAATCCTGTTATGGTTGGAAATCTTGGACCAATCATCCAATTTGTAGACGCATATCTTGCTGTATCAGATTGTATAATTATTCTTCTGATTGTTCTTCCTGTAGCCAACTTTAAATCTCCAGTTAAAGTTCCTCCTGTAATATTTAATTTTGTGCTTGCCAACGATTGAACATTCAATGCTGTTTGGCTAATTGCTTGAATTTGTGTATATTTTATACAAGGTAATAAAGCAACATTTCTTGGTCTTGTTTCTTCTGCAACGCGAGGAAACCCATAATCATCCAAAGGTTCAATCGTGTATGTTGTGGGATAATTATAATTAAAGTTATAGTTTGAACCACCAGCAAGTCCTGGTGTTGCTAATAACTGCTGTAAGGCCACAACCGTATGTCGGTGTCCTTGAAATGCATCTGATTGGTTGCTGGCAAAAAGTCTTCCATTATCAATTTGTTTTCCTGCATCCCAACCTCTTATAAATTCTCCTCTTAAATCGGGAATTCTAAAATGACTAGCTGGCTCGTCACCTTTATTCCATTTTGTTCCAATTGCTGCAAATAAAGCGGAATATGTTGATTGGTTCAAGATTGATCCGTCTGCAACTAAATAACCAGCAGGTGGAACGTTATTGGCATACCATATAACAGTTCCTACTGGTGTAGTTTCTACCAACGATGCATCGGATATTTTATCTAAAGTTATAGCACCAGTTGCTATCTTTTCACTAGTTACTGCATTATCGGCAATATTACTAGTTTGAACTTCTTCAAGTCCTAAAGATTTAGTTGTAATTTTTGTTTGTGCCATATTTTATAATATTTATAAAGTTTGAAGAATGTTTGGCATAGCATTTTTAATGTCATCCAAATTATCAATCAGTTGGGTTTTTGTTATATCTCTCAGTTCTTGTTTTTGAGAACCTATTTCTTGAACTTTATTAGTATTACCAGTTTCCAAGGCTTTCATGAATTCTACATCCAACTTCTCCAAAATAGGTTTTCTTAATTGTCTCCATTTATTTTTTTGAATTTCTTTAGCCCATTCATAATTTATAACAGCTTGACCATCACGATATTCATATGCATCCAAAAAATCTGGATCTAATTGTAAATTTTCAACAACGGTATATGGAACATTTTCTGGAACAGATTTTCTTACAACTTCTTCAATAGATTGTTTATCGTCAATTATAGCCATAATTGCCAATCTATTGTTTTCTTGAGGATAAATTACTGTTTTCATATTTAATAATTAGGATTATATTGTTGATCTATTATAGCCACATAAAGATGACCACTATCTAATGGAGCGGTGCCGTTACTATTATAGTTTGAAACATCTACGTAGTTTACTGTAGACCTTCCAGTTTTAGTTCCAAATGTACCTGTGTTTGAACTAGTACCATAATCTAAAACACACCAAGCTCCTGAACCATCATGTCGATTAGCAGACCCAACTAAACCAATAAACC